AAAGAAAATAAAAACTGCCAATCTTTATTAGCTTTTCAAATCGGCTTTAGCCTCTTTTACCTCCTTATCAGCACCAGAATTAACCATTGCCAATTGTATCTCTTCAAGAATTGATGCTGATATTTCTCTTCTTAATGAAGCCTTATCTCCATCTTGAAAAAGTCTTGCACCATCTTTATCTAATGCCTTCTCAATCATCATTTGTAAAGCATAATCATTTACATCATCAGAATTACTTTTTTTCTGGATTGCCTCTCGTTCTGCAATAGTTAATGGATGCCAATAAACAGTAAGAATTACCTCATCATCTTGTTTTACATCGTGCTTGTAAAGCTGAGAAACTCCAAACTTGTTTTTTAAAAGATCAACTGCTCTAGTCATAAAATTAGTATACTTACTTTAGTATACTAAGCGTTTGCGGTAAATTGGCAAGATATTAAGCCAAGAAAGTGTGAAGAATCATCTAATTCAATAGGGGCAGGGCCGACAACATCAAGCACTCTAGGATCACAACTAAAAGTATCACTATAACCTGGGGCATTAACAGAAGTAAGCCCATCAATAACAGCTTCTCCTAGTGCAGATAAAGTTGCAGTACCTTTTCCTCTTGGAACATAAATATTACATTGAATAACACCAGAATAAAAATCCTGTGATGCACCTTGAGTTTGAGTTGTTGCCTGTGCAAAATCAACTGACATAAGAATATATTTTTTTGTTTTGCCTGGTGTTTTATAAACCATATTGTCATAGACCATTTCGACAGTAGCATCTACTGCTGCAACTGCGTCTGTTACTGCTTTTTCAAAAGCTGCTCGTGTGTTAACTAAAGTCATGGAGTTTCGTAATCAACAAATACAGAACTAGGATCGCTGAATGCACCAATACCTTTTCCTTTGAATCTAACATTATCAGATTTACCTCTAACACCAGTACCAAAAGCAGCGATACCAAGTTTTGGTTTATCTGTAAACATTTGATTTATTAGATTTCTCAAATCACCTTGAACATATTGAGGTATTTTACTTCTTGGAGAAGCTAAAGCTCTAGCTGCATATTGTGATCTATTGCCAATAAATACTTTAGAAAAAGGTTGAAAGTTTGGTATTGAATTAATAAATCTGGGTTCAACTTTTGCTTGAGGAGATCTTTGACCTCTTCTTGTTGGTTTTATATTACTCCAAGGAGCAACTGATTCTCTCGCTTCATCAGGTCTTGGTCTTTGAGTACTTGCTGTCCAGCTAGAAGCAAAAAAACCAGTATCAACAGGACTATTTTCTTCTGTAGACAAATCAGCAATAACAGCTTTGACTAATTTATTTAGATCTCTCTCTAAATTTCCTTCTAAATCTGGAATAATTCTATCGATATTTCGTGTTGAAGCCATCAGAACCTCACTAATAAAGTAAACAAATAAGTCTGTCCACCTTGTCTTGTATCTATATTAACTATTTGTCCTACTCTTGTAGATCCAGCATAAGTTAATGTAACTTCATCTTGAAAATCAGGTTGATTATCTCCAATCAAATCAGGTGTTATATAAACTTTTGCTTCTCTTCTTTCTCTACCATCATCTTCAGTAGAAATAACAAACTCAACAGGAGCTTTAATACTATAAGTCGTATCGCTTGTAGAATAGACACCTGTACTTGTGTTATAACTACCAGATGCTTTTCTTGTATAAACAATAGAAGAATCAAAAGAATCTCCTAAATCAGCTACAACCTGTTTGGCTACATTTTTTAATAATGAATCAAGTTGACCTGCCATTATCCTCTAACCACCCTCATTTGAAAACTACCTGCTCCACCAAGCATATATGCTCCAAGATAACTTTGTAACCAAGGATAGACATCAAGAATATTATTTATAGAACCAGTTCCTTGACTTGCAGTATTGTACTTAACTTGAATATCTCCTAACCTAACTTCTTCAAAGTTACCATCTTTACCAGTAGTTCCTGTAATAGCATCTGTATCATTTGCCAATGCTCTAGCTAGTTCGTATTGTGCATATTTAATACCTTCAGGAATTTTAGAACAAGCTAATTCAACACCATCAACCTGATAATTATTTCTTGGAAACTTCAATGCCTGTCCATCATCACATCTATCTCCATAAAAAACTAAGGTATCAATCCATCTTGTAGCTGATATTAACGCTCTTTTCTTCTGATCATCTGTTTTATTTGTCCAAGTAGAAGAATCTGGGGAGGTATCAAAATAGTCATTAGCTTCTGTCAATGTGACATAACTATTAGCATTTTCTCCTTTTATAGTTGCGTTTATAGTAGCTGCCACGATTAATAAAGTAATTTAGTTTTATTGTAGCGTAAAGAAAAAACCCCACCAATA